GGGGTTCTGGGTCGAGACGGTCGCCCGCGTGGCGGCGGCCGAACGCGATGCGCTGAGGGGCTAGCCGACGATGCGGCGGTTAAGTCGCGCGCACCACCGTGTTGCCCGGTGGCGCTCCATCCAGGCTAGCTGCTGCTGCCGCAGTGCTTCGCCGCGGGCGCTGATCCTGGCGGCGCGCGCCTTTCCTTCGGCGCGGGCCGCGAGTTGTTCAGGGCTGGGATGCAGCAGCAACTGGGCGACCACCAAAAAGGGCGTCGAAACGATAAACACAGCCAGGACGATGATGCTTATCGCGCCCCCAATTAGGACGCCGACCATGAAGAAGCCCATGGGCGGCAGCATAGGACAGCCGTGACTGCCGCGCAACTGGCGTTATCCCTGCGCATCACAGTGCTGGACGGGGGCGTCGGCGACACGCTGTCACGCATCGGCCAGCGCGTGCGCGACCTGGGGGCGAAAGTGGGCGGAGCCGCGCCTTCGATGGAGCACCTTGGGAAAGCAGGTGAAGCGCTCACCCGTTGGGGCGAATCGACCGCACTGAAAAGCGCGCTCATCTCGGAAGGAGCGGAGAAGCTCAGCGGGTGGGGCGATGCGATCCTCGAGCCCGCCATGAGCATGGAGCAGACGCTTTCTCGCGTTGGCGCGGCCACCGGAATGAGCGCAGCCGCCCTGGGGCGCCTGCGCGAGCAAGCCGTTGCGTTCAGCGACACAGATCCCAACGCTACCGCAGAGAGATACGTCAGCGTCTTTGGGCGCCTGCGCCAGGTCTTCCAGAACACCGCGGGCGCGGCACAGGCCACCCAGGTCGCGTTCAAGCTCCAGGCAACACAGGGCATCGACGCAGCCAGCGCGGGCCAATTTCTATCGAGCGTGTATGCCGCGCTTGGCGTCAGCTCCGCTAAAAGCGGGGACGAACTCCAGAAGACGGCTCAGCTCTTCGGCGTAGGGAACATCCAGCAGTTTGGGATGTCCATCAGCCGGTTGGCCGGGGTAGCCGCGACCACCCACACCAAGCTGTCCGAGCTCATGGTGGTGGCCGGAGAGTCCGGGCAGCTAATCAGCGGCGGCCGTGGTGCCCAGATGTTCGCGTCGCTGCTGCAGCAGCTCGCGCAGGCATCCGCTTCAGGCAAGAGTCCAATCGACATGAGCCACGGGTTGCTCGCGGGACTTGAGCAGATTCATGCCAGCGTCAGGGGGCTCTCGGGCTCCGCCGAGCTGCAGGCGCTCAAGGAGCTGGGGCTGGGCTCGCAAGCGTCTCTGCTCGTTCCGCTGCTCGGGCACCTGGACGAGTTGCGCGCGAAGCAAGCGCAGGTCGCCCAGTCGGGGGGAGCACTAAACGGCGCTTATGTCAGAGCGGTAAATAATGCCTCCGCTGCGCAGGCCAAGCTGCACCATCAGCTTGCGAACCTCTTTGAGGCGATGGGCACCGCGGCGCTGCCGACAATCACCCACGGCTTCGAGCTGATGGGAAAAGTGGTGAAGGGGCTGACCAGCGAGGCGGCTGCCCATCCGGAAATGTTCAAGATGTTGACGCTGAGTGTGGTAGGGCTCACCGCGGCTCTGGGAGCTGCCGCGACGGCGCTCTCCGTGGTGGGCACTGTGGGGGTTTTGAGCGGCAGCGGCCTGACGCTGCTGTCAAAGGCTCCCGGGCTCATCGCCTGGGCCTTCACCACGGCGATCCCCACGATCTGGGCATTCGGCGCTGCGCTGCTCGCTAATCCGCTGACATGGTACATCGCCGCAGCGGTCGCGCTGGGCGCCGTCGTGTACGAGGTCTGGAAGCACTGGGACTGGCTCAAGGCGAAATTCGTGGCGTTGGGTACCTGGCTGGCAAGTGCCGGGGCGAACCTGATGCACGCTCTTGCCGAGGGCATCGAGAGCGCCGCGCTGGCACCCGTTCACGAAGTTGAGAAGGTAGCTCGCTGGCTAGGGCGCCTGGTCATCGGCCATTCGCCACCTCCAGAGGGTCCCTTGCGCGCTTTGGGCTCTCCGGGCCTTATGGAGGCGTTGGCCCACGGGATCAGGCCCCAACCCGTCTTGGGGGCGATCAGGGCCGTCGCGGGCGCCGCAATGCTGGCGATGCCCATGATTGGAGTGCCGCTCCTGGCGGCCGCGGCGATGGGGGGCACCCCGGCTCATTCCAGCAGTGCGCCCGCGCCCGTCATCGATTATCACGTCACCATCAACGGATCGGGACTGGACGAAGCGGCGACGCTGCGAGTACTGCGCAAGCACGCGCATGAGTTGTACGACATTTGGCGGGGCGAGGGCGAGCGGCGCGCCCGGACGGAGTTCTGATGTACGCCGCTTGGGGAACGATAGTCTTTGACCTGCTGACGACGCCCGTGTCGCTGCGCGGATCGGCAGCCTATGATTTTGCGAAGCAAAAGCCGGTACTTGCGCGGCCGCGTCTGCAATGGATCGGCCGGGACCTCGAAGAGCTGGATCTCGGACTGCTGTTCCACGCGTCTTTCTGCGACCCTCAGGCCCAGATGGACGCCCTGCGCGCGGCGGCGGCGGCGCATCGCGCGGCTGCGCTGGTGTTCGGCAACGGAATCCACCGCGGCTATTACGTCATAACCAAGATTGGCGAGAGCCCGATCAAGCAGGCCGCTGATGGAACCCTCATAGGGGTCTCGGCGGAGGTCACTTTCACCGAGTGCCCGAAGGGCGCCTCGGCGCCCACACCCGCGTCCACACCGCTCGCTCTGATCTCCGCGGGCAGCCCCAGCACGGGGGCGGGAACACCCGCGACGACGGCGTCGGTGTCGGCATTGAGCCCCAGCGGCACGCTGCCCGCCAACTCCGTGCTGGAGCTCGGTAGTCTCCCTCTGGGCACCTACTCACCGGCATTCACGTCGGCGCCGGGGACCTCCGCGATCGGGTCGATGGCCACGTCGCCGGGTGCGACGGCGCCCCAACTCCCGGCTGCGAATGTGCCGGTGTCCTTCGTGGTGAGGGCCCAATGAGCGTGCCCTATCTGCTGCATCGCAGCGTCGCGGGCGACCGATGGGATCTCCTCGCGTGGAGGTACTACGGAGACCCGACGCTGTTCGGTCCGATTGTTTTGGTTAACACAGCCGTCCCGATCTCGAGCGTCCTGAGCCCTGGAACTGACGTGATGATTCCAATACTGCAAGCCGCGAGCGCGGAGGTGGCCACACCGCTGCCGCCATGGAGAAAGCAGTGATGCTGTCACGGCGGCGCGCCGTGCGAGCCCCCGCCTGGACGCTGACCTATTCCGGGGTGAACATCACGGCCGACATCTCGGCGATGGTGCTGTCGGTCACCTACGTGGACCATCTGGGAGGCTACTCCGGAGAGTCGCAGGTCGAGCTGGACGACACGGACGGCCTGTGGCGCGGCAAGTGGTATCCCGCTCAGGGAGACCTGGTCGATCTGGCGATCGGATACGCCGATGGCGATTTGCTCCTATGCGGCAGCTTCCAGGTCGACGAGCTCGAGGCTTCGGGGGCGCCGGACAAAATGAGCCTCCGGTGCCTGGCGGCATTCATCACGCCCGCGATGCGCACCGTGAACACCCGGGGCTATGAGTCTCAGTCGATATTGGCCATCGCCGGGGCGATCGCGGCCAAATATCAGCTCACCCTGGTGGGCGCTCCCTCAAACCTGGGAGCCGTCTATGCGCGCGTTACTCAATGCCAGGAAACCGATCTCGGGTTCCTCCATCGGCTGGCGCGGGAGCATAACTACGATTTCACCGTGCGTGGGACCCAGATGGTTTTCTACGCTCGCGCGGCCCTGGAAGGCGCGCCGCCGGTGATCACGATCGGGCGCTCCGGATCCCCTCTCACGCGCTGGCAGTTCAAGTCGCGCACTCGTCAGATCTATCGTGCAGCGCAGGTAAATTATCAGGACCCCGCGACGAAGGCTCTCATCAGCCAGACCGCGACCGCGATCTCGCCGACGGGCGACACCCTGAAACTCGCGCGGCGCGTGGAGAACGGCCAGCAGGCTAGCATCCGCGCGGCGGCCGCGCTGCACGAGGCAAATCGGCTGTACGTGACCGGCTCCCTCACACTTGAAGGGGAGCCTGTCTACGTCGCCGGCAACAACGTGGCGCTGGCCGGTTTCGGGGCATTCGATGGTACTTACCTCATCGAGACGGCGCGCCATCATCTCACACGCGAGGAAGGCTACATTGTCGATCTCGATGTCAGGAGCGTCTCGCGATGACGCCGTACCGGATCGGTATCGTCGAGAGCCAGGACGCTGCGAGCTGCCACGTGCGAGTGCGCTTCCCTGATCGGGACCAGGCGGTTTCCTACTGGCTCCCGATCGTGGTGCGGGGCTCGCAAAGCGCCAAGGACTACTGGCTACCGGAAGTCGGCGAGCAAGTGGTCTGCCTGATGGACGAGTTCGATGAAGACGGCGCGGTGTTGGGCTCGATCTATTCGAGTGTCGACACGCCTGCGGCCGGAATGACCGCCGACAAGCGCCACTTCCTCGCGGCGGATGGAGCGCTCTTCGATTACGACGATGAGGCTCACGCCCTAACCGTGGTGCTCCCCGCCGGCGCGACGCTGAGCGTTGGCGCCAGTGGCGCGCAAATGGCTATCGATGCGAGCGGGAACGTCACCGTCAATGGTGCGACCATCGCTCTCGCCGGAGGAGGCGCTGGGGTTGCGCGCGCGGGCGACCCGGTCCAGGTGACCGATGACGAGGGCGGAATCCTCCTCACCGGCAAGATCGTGTCAGGGAGCAGCAAGGTAAGCAGCGGATGAGCAACGCCTCGGCAGACTGGTCGATGATGCTCGATTCCACCGCTGGCGGCGCTGCGGGATCGGGCCTCGGTCGAATTGTGACGGGCGTCCAGGACGTCGAGCAATGCATCGCGATCATCCTGAGCACGCTGCCCGGCGAGGACGCGCTGCGCCCGACCTTCGGCGTGGACCTCATGCGTTTCGTGGACATGCCGCTCAACGCCGCCATCCCGGCCATCGTGGCCGCGGTTACCGACGCGATCGAGGAGTTTGAGCCGCGTGTGACGCTGCAGGGTGTCACGGTAGCCCCCGATTCCACGAATCCGGGCCACGTCACGATAAATGTGACCTGGACTCTAGCGCTGGGAGCGGTCGTGGCGCCGGTGCGTTCGACCTCCGTGGCCGTCGCGCTCTCCACCGGAGTCGCATAGCCGTGGCATCGAACCCGACATGGTCACCTAACACGGCAGTTGCACAATGGAAGGTGATCCTCGACAGCAACGGGAATGTACAGCAGGCTAACACTCCGGGGGTCACCGGATCGACCGCGCCGTCGTGGGCAACGGGTACAGTCGGCCAACAGACCCAGGACGGCTCGACGATCTGGGTGCTGCTCGCAATCCTCGCAACGCCCACGCCCCCCAGCGCGGTGGCGTCGCTTCCCGCTCCGGTATTTGTCGATGACGCCGATGGTCTTAGTCCGAGCGCCGTGCTCGCGGACATGATTGCTGCATTCGAGCTTGCGGCGAACCGGACGCTCCAGCCCGCGCAGCCCGAGCGTCTGCTGGTCGATCTGTATGCGTATCGAGAATCGCTGGTACGGCTTGCGATCCAGTACTGCGGGCTTCAATGCCTGGTCGCGTTCGCCGCGTTTCCGGCGCTGGACTACCTCGGGCAGCTTGTGGGCGTCGCGCGCGCCGCCGCGCAGGGCGCCGTCGTCACGCTCCAGTTCACCCTGGCGCAGGTGCTGAGCGTCCCATTCACGATTGCCGCGGGGACACTCGTAGGGACCTCGGACGGCCAGTTCCAATTCGCGACGGGGACGGGGGCGACAATCCCTGCGGGCGCGACGACTGCCACGGTGAACGCGACCTGCACCACTCCAGGATCAGGGGCCAACGGCTACGCCGCGGACCAGGTGAACGTGCTGCTGAGCCCGGATGCTCTCGTGCAGTCAGTCACGAACGCGGGTCCCTCGGCGGGAGGCACTGACGCAGAGACCGACGACCGGCTGCGCGAGCGGATACAGGCCGCGCCCAATAGCTTCAGCTCGGCGGGCCCGGCAGCGGCGTATCGGTTCTTCGCGCTGAGCGCGAGTCCGGAGATCGTGGACGTCCAGGTGACCAGTCTCAATCCCGGTGAGGTGGACGTGTACATCCTGACTGGCCCCGTGACGCAGCCTGCGGCGCCCCCCAACAGCGCGGCGATCGCGAGCGCGGCGCTGCGCACCCAAGTCTGGAACGCTTTGAGCGCCGATGAGGTGCGTCCGCTGACCGACACCGTGTATATTTGGGCGGTTACCGAAGTCGATTATCAGATCCAGGCGAATATAGAGGTCTACTCGGACGCGGATCCGACGCAGGTGCTGGCGGCGGCGAATGCAGCCGCGCAGCAGTGGGCCGCGGGGCTGGCCGCGCGCGTCCAACGCGACATCGTCCCCGAGCAGCTGGAGGCCGTCCTGGGCGCGCTCCCCGGTGTTTACCGGTGCCAGGTCAACTCGCCCGTTTACACGCCGCTCCAGCCCGGGCAGTGGGCCAACTGCACAGCTATCAACCTCACGCAGAGCGTGAGCACGGAGCATTCGTAAGCATGCCGTCGCTGAGCCTTCCTCCGAGCGTGCGGGATGCGCGTGGCCTCGGCGTGGAGGCGCTCGTCGAGCGCCTGGGCGCGCTCGATCTTAGCTCTCTGCTGGTCTATTCCATCCCGACCGCGCCGGTTTCGGTCATGCCGTTCCTGGCGTGGCAGTTCGACGTGATCTCGCCTTTCTGGCAGCTCCTGGTACCTGGGGCGGGCGTCCCGGCGATCGACGGAGTACTCCAGAAGGTGCCGGTCGCGGGCGTCACCTCGATCACCGATGTGGGAGCGTTGATCTCGGTGGACCCCCTGATCGAGAGCGAGGCTGTCATAGCGGCGGATCAGAGCATCGCGGTGCAACGCCAAGTACTCGAACAGGCGCTCGCGCTGCACGGCAAACGCGGAACGGCCTGGGCCGTGAAGACCGCGATCGCGGCCCTGGGATGGACGAACGCAACGCTCCTGGAGGGACAGAAGAGCTGGGGCGGAACTTCTTACAGCGCGGCGCAGGGCTGGGCTGTCTGTCGCGTGCAGGTGCCCCTCGCGAAAGGAGGGGGGGTGCCGGCAGGCGGTGTCGCGCCGCTCATCGCGGCGTTCAATTACTTCAAGCCCGACCGCTGTCTCCTGGACGCGGTACAGTTTGTGATGCCGCCACTGGCCGACGCGTTGCCTCCGATGCTCGATTTTGGGCTCGGCGGGTTTTTGGCCAGTGACTTGGCCGCCGACCTCGTGCCCCGGATGGCCGATGACGGCTTTGCCATGAGCTACCCGGTGCCCCAATCGGATGTCTGGTCGCGGGTGCCAATCGCCGATGGCTCTTACCTGGCGGCCGGCGGCGTGACGGGCGCGGCGACCGGCGTGGGTGTCGTGGATGATGGGGTGGTGGTCAATGGAACTTCATACGGGG